GTAGATGAAGGGATAGTAAGTGGGGAAGCCGTAGGCACACCCACAGTAACGACTGGTGATATTACTCTTAACCTCACCAGTATTGCTTCGGGAGAAGCGATTGGTATCGCCACTAGCCAGCAAGGCGCAGTGACACGATCCATAACAGCTATACCTAGCACAGAGACCATACCCAGTCCAACCATTGCAACTGGTGGTATCACTGTGTCTCCTAGCGGTATAGCAAGCCAAGAGGCAATAGGCAGCATCACCCACTCGACCACTGGGTCGTTCTCCGTTCTGGGGATTCCTAGCGAAGAGGGTGTGGGTACTGTAACCCTGCAGACAGCAGTAACGGATGTACCAGTTAGTGGGATCACATCAGATGAAACCTTTGGTACACCTAGCCTGTCCACTGGCATAATCACTCTGCTACCAACAAGCATCGGGGATAACTCGGCTATTGGTACAGTAACAACGCAGGTTGGCGTAGCCACGATTACCATGCAGCCGATTGCATCGGCAGAGGCTGTAGGTACTGTAACGATTGTTGCTGAGGAGTTGTTTATCCAACCCAGTGGTATCCCGAGCGAAGAAGCTGTCGGGACTCCGGGGCTAGCGACTGGAGAAGTAGTTGTCCAACCCACAGGTCTCATATCAGGAGAGACCACAGGGGCAAGTACTCTCGGTCTGGGTACAGTCACTCGATCTATTGGTCTTGGTATCGGATCGGAAGAAGTACTAGGCACTCCTACTACAGTGAGTGGTCTAGATGTTCTGGTCACAGGAATAGCAACTAGTAGCGCAATCGGGACTCCCACCTTTACGATGGGTGGGGTTATTATTAACCCGCTCGGTATAGCAACAAGTGCTGTTGTTGGTGGAGTAACCATCTCTGGTGGTGATCCTGTAGCAACAGGCGTGTCTTGGTTTAAACGCCATGTGGCATCCAGCCCAATGAGCGGTCGCGGCCCAATTGGCCGTTATCATAAAAGGAACTACTGATGATAGACTACGTAGACTTTTCAAAGCCTACATCCGATCACTCCGTCTTGGTGGACGATCGTGGCGTTAGGCGTACACAGACTCTATTCTGGGAGATGTCGCAGTCCCACATGAGGGAGCGATATCCTCCGCTGTACACCCTAGCACGCTATCCTCGGCACGGCCTTCCCAGTGCTTTTCAGATCTACATTGACTCTGTAGATGAGGCAGATGCCGCCCGCAGACTTGTGGGCAGTGTCCTCCACTGGGATAAGCTGTGCTCCCTTAAATGGTTCGTCGAAGGCCATGAAGGTTTCGAGGGTGTCCTACAGTGGCGGGAGGAAATGCGTAAGCGTGACCAGACTGCTGCTAAACGGGTACTCCTTGAGCGTTTGGACGAAGGCGATCTACAGGCAGCTAAGAAATTGTATGATGAGACGAAGGTTAAACCCAAGGCAGCTAAGGTTGTCAAGAAGGGTGGCAGGGGATACAAACCTGATCCAGACTCTCCCGAAAGCAAGATCGAAGAACTGCATAAAAGGATTCAGAAATGAATGAAAAGTTGAGGGAGTTACAGAACTTCTACAATAACGATATATGGGAATACGCCCAGTATGTTCTCCCTCACTTTCTCTTTGGGGACATCCATCGGAGAATCCTATATGATATGGCGGATTCTGAGCGTGATAGTAACACTCTTATATTGCTACCTCGTGAGCATCTTAAAAGCGTAATGGCCTGTGTGTACGCCACTTGGCGTATCGCAAGAGACCCAACGTACACCATCCTTTACACTACTGCTGATGAGGATCTTGGCCGTCTCCAGATGGAGATGGCTAAGAGTATTTTTGAATCGGAGAACTTTAGATTGATCTGGCCTGAGCACTTCGACCCGGAAGAAGGGAGACGATCTCGCTGGTCAGCATGGTCTATTAACGTGGATCATCCACTCCGCAAGGAGATGAATATCCGAGATGAGACGCTTGTCGTCAAAACTATTAAGTCTGGTAAGACAGGTCGCCACCCTCGGGAAATCATCTTCGATGATATCGTTGTACCTGAGAATGCCTATACTGATATTGGCCGACGTGAAGTACGTGCCGCCGTATCACAGGCAGCCTCTCTGGTAACCACAGGTGGTATCTTTACTGCGGTTGGTACTAGGTACCATCCAGACGACCAGTACAAGTTGTGGGAAGAAGCTACCTTCGATGACTACGACACCAAAGGTGACTTCCTAGGCACTAAACCTATGTGGCATGTAATTGAGCACAAGGTTGAGGATGTAGGTGATGGATCAGGGAACTTCCTATGGCCACGAGAAAAGTCACCCGTTACAGGTAACTGGTACGGCTGGGACGTTAAGTCTCTAGCCCGTAAGCGTGCTGAGTATTTCTCCAATGGAGAGCATGCCCAGTACTTCGCCCAGTACTACATGCAGCCCAACGATCCCAGTAGCAACCGACTTAGCCGGGATGACTTTAGGTACTACGACCCTAAGTACTTGAAGAACGAACCGGAGGGTTGGTACTACCGAGGCAACAAGTTAGTTATTGTAGCTGGTATGGACACCGCACAGACTGACGCATCGGCTAAGCATGCAAAGAAGGCTGACTTTACTGCCATCGCCGTAGCAGGCATGGACAGCGAAGGCTTTATCTACCTACTTGATCTAGTCCAGTTTAAAACAGACAAGCGTTCCGAGTACTACAAGGAAGTCAAGGCGCTATGGCGCTACTGGGGGTTCAAACGTATCTTCGTAGAATCCACTGCTGGTGGTAAGTTTGTAGCCAAGGGTCTACAGGATAGTGTCAGGGAGGATGGTGGTAACCTTATCGTAGAAGGTAAGGCAGCACCAAACAATATCAGTAAGACTGAACGACAGGAATCTGTACTCATCCCACGATATACCTCTGGTACCATCCTGCATAAGCGTGGTGGTTTGACGAAAGAACTTGAGGATCAGGTAATTCTTGCCAGACCTCGCAATGACGATTTGGAAGATGCTGTAACCATTGCCGTGGAGAACGCCACACCGCCTGCGCGCAAGCGCCATAGTGGTTCCTCCCGAGGGGCTAATGTTATTACAGCACATACGCGGTTTGGCGGTAGGAGCTTTTAATGGCGAATCATTCAGTAGATGATGTAAGACTTTTTGAAGATGAGCATGTCCTAGCGACCAAGATTGCGTCGCTGTGGCATGAGTGGTGGACTGCCCTAGAGGGCGAGCGAAGTCTGCGTGAGGAGATCAATGAGTTCCTGTACGCAACGGATACTAGGACGACTAGTAACTCTCGCAACGCATACTCCCACTCAACCCACCGACCTAAGTTGGCCCAGATTAAGGATAACCTTATCGCCAACTACAAGGAAGGTGTTATGCCCGGGCAGCATTGGATGCGTTTTGAAGGGGAGGATGAGGATTCCTCAGACGAGGATAAGCGCCGTGCAGTGGAGGCGTACCTTGAAACCAAACACAGGCAGATCGATTTTGAAAGTATCGTAGAGGCGTGGTTGGATGATTGGTCTGGTGCAGCAGGGAATGCTTTTGGTGGAGTGACCTACGTCAATGACACATACACAGACGAAGATGGTACGACTCATACGGCGTATACTGGCCCGATGCCATATCGAATTGATCCTAATGATATCGTATTTAATCTAACAGCACGATCATTCAAAGACTCTCCAAAGATTATCCGTACCATTAAGACTCTGGGTGAGTTGAAACGTGACATCACGGACAAGCCTGAGCTTGGCTACGCAGCGGAAGTATTCACTAAGGTAGTCGATGTTCGTAACCGGACTTCTGGTTGGGGTGTTGAGGAATGGCGTAAGTATAAGGATCTACATGACTACGGTTTTGGTTCTGTTAGCCAGTACTTTAAGTCAGGCTATGTTGAGATCCTTGAGTTCTATGGTGATCTTTACGACACGGACACTGACGAGCTACACAAGAACGCTATTATCACTGTAGTTGATCGCAAGTACGTTCTTCGTAATGTGAAGAACACTACGTGGAATGGATCACCCCATATCTATCAGGTTGGCTGGCGCAGGCGCCCAAACAACTTGCTTGGTATGAGTCCTCTTGCTAATCTTGTTGGTATGCAGTTTCGCATCAACCATCTTGAGAATACGCGAGCTGACGCCTTTGATCGTATCGCCCACCCTGACCGGGTGGAGATTGGTATGGTAGAGACGGACGTTGCAGAGGATGGCACGCGAACATGGTATGCACCTGATGGTGGTGATGTTAAATACATTGCACCCCCGGCTGCTGTACTAAACGCAGACATTCAGATTGCAGAGCTTGAGCGTGCGATGGAAGAATATGTAGGTGCTCCTAGCGAGGCTATGGGTATCCGCTCCCCCGGTGAGAAAACCAAGTTCGAGGTACAACACCTCGACACTCGTTCTAACCGGATATTCCAGAATAAGCTTATCACTTTCGAGCGATTCCTAAAGGACATCGTTAATGCAGAGCTAGAAGTTGCTCGTCGGAATCTGGACGCGACTGACATTATTCGTATCCAAGACGATGACTTCGGTGTGGATGACTTCCTTACTATTAGCCGACAAGACCTGTCTACTAAGGGTAAGCTGATCCCAACAGGCTCTCGCCACTTTGCCCAGCAGGCACGCCTTGCACAAGACCTGCAGCAGTTCATGAACATTGTTGGTGCAGATGAAGAAGTGCGTCAGCACTTCCCCAGTACCATCATTGCTAAGACCCTTGAGGAACTACTTGGGTTTGATAAGTTTGCAATGTACGAGCCTTACGGTCGTATTGCAGAACGCACTGAGGCAGAGCGTAGTAACGCAGCGTCTCAGGATATATTGGTTGAAGAAGAAGCAGCAACGAGAGCAGCAGAAGATGTCATATAAACCTCACGACTACCTGACCAGAGGTATGAGTAAAGAGGAGAAAGAAGAGTTCCAGAAGCTCTACAGTGACGCTAATCGTGTGATTAAACGGATTGTAGAGCTTATGGAAAAACGCTTAGAGCGTAACAGAACGGAGATGGAAGCAGAGACGATCTACGACACTCCTAACTACGTTCTAAAAGTATCAGATAACGCAGGCTATCGCCGTTGTCTGAAAGATTTAATTCAGATGGTAAAACCCTCCGACAAGAGAACCACGTAAATGAGTTTTGAAAATCTTACGGCTGGCGACCCCCAGCCTACTAACCAGTCTACCCCGACCCCAGCACAGACTGGTGAACAGGCGTTCCTCATTGTAGGTGAACGCGCGTTCCGTACCCCGGATGATGTAGCAAAGAAGATCGAGAGTGCTGATACCCATATCAATACGATCGAGGAAGAGAATGCACGTCTCCGAGCTGATCTGGAAGCTGCACAGAAGAAGGCAGAGAGTGAAACCACTGCCAATGATTCTGCTGCACAGATTCTGGAGAAGCTACAGGAACTGCAACAGTCTACCGGAAATACTGCTACTACCAGCGCAGTGAGTAAGGAAGACTTGGATACTCTGAAACAGCAGGCAGTACAGGAAGCTTTGGCCAAGGTGAACGAGGAGACCAATCGGCAGGTTGCCGAACGTAACCTCACCAGTTGCCTTGAAGATGCTAAAGCTGCCTTTGGTGACAAGGTAGCTGAGGCGGTTACAGCAACTGCCAACGAACTTGGCATGTCTACTGCTGATGTTGATACTATGGCACAGAATAAGCCGGAGGTATTCCGGCGTCTGTTCCTTCCCAAGTCTAACACCTCTACTACTCAAGCAACGCTTGGAGGTGTAATGTCTGGTGGTGTAACTACTACCCAACAGAAACCGGAACGTCCTTCTAAGAGCATCATGTTAGGTGCTACCACGAGAGACCTAAAGGATATGTGGGACTACTGCCATCCAGACAATCATACTAAAGGATGACTTAAATGTCTCAAACTACTTCTAATACTCAGGCGTTTATCAATGCGCAGCAGTATTCTAATTTCATTCTGGAGAACCTGCACGATGGTATGCTTCCGGGCACCTTCTATCGTAACGTCTCCGACTTTGGTTCTGGTTCGGTACTGAACATTAAAACCGTCGGTACCCGTACCATTCAGGATCTCGCAGAGAACGTCTCTGTGACCTACACGCCGATCGACTCGAACACCATTACGATGGTGATCTCCGAGTACGTTGGTGATGGTCTGTACGTGACTGACGAACTGCGTGAGGACGGCGATCAGGTTGAACAGCTGCTTGCTATGTCTGCACAGGAGCAGACTCGTGCCATTCAGGAGGACTTTGAAACTAAGTTCCTCGCTCAGGTGGCTGCTAACCAGACTGCTAATGATCGTAATGTTATCAACAGTTTCGAGCATCGCTGGGTTGCTGGTGCAGCCAACAACGTGATGTCTCTGGATGACTTCCGTAAGATGGGCGTGTCCTTCGACAAGGCCAACGTGCCGGGCGCTGGTCGCATCGCTATCGTTGACCCGGTGGTTGGTGCTACCATTGAAGCTAACTTCACTGCAAGTGCTGCAATGAGCTACAACCCCCACTTCGAGGGTATCATCACTGAGGGCTTTGCCCGCGATCATAAGTTCGTGCGTAACGTGCTTGGTTGGGATGTCTACACGTCGAACCGTCTGCCGAAGACCACGGCGGCCGAGACCATTGCTGGCTCGACGTTTGGCTCTGTTGCTGCTATCCCTGCGGGTGCTGTGCAGAACCAGTTCATGTGTGTGGCTGATGACAACTGCAAGCCTGTGATGGCTGCATGGCGTCGGATGCCCAAGGCAGAGGCTGGTCGTAACATGGAACTGCGTCGTGATGAGATGACTGTCTCCGCACGGTTTGGTTTCGGTAAACAGCGTGAAGATACTGTTGGTATCATCCTCACTTCCGCAACTGCAATTGACTAACAGGAGATCTGCAACATGACTATGGAAAATAGCGCCGGTCTCGGCGTGTATAATACTTACGGCCCTCGTGCTACCAACGAAGCACGTTCTTCGGAAGTCCACGCAGGTGGTGCTCTCCATGAGTATCGCGCTGCCTTTCGAGGTCGTGACTACGACAAGGTGACGCACATCATCCCGGCCAATTCGCAGATTGTGGATTGTTCTGTACGGGTGAAGGAAGCCTTCAACCTTGGTGGTACTAGCCCGACTATCGCGGTAGGTACCTCTGGTTCCGCTGCTACTGATGGTGTTAGTATCTCGGAGGCTCAGGCAGAAGCTGTCGGCTTCTACGATATTACCCCGTCGGGTACGTGGGCATCTCCGCTCACGGCTGACACCACGGTAGCTGTAGAGCTTGGTGGTACCTCGCCGACTATCGGTGATGGTGGCGAAGTGGAATTTGCAATCCGCTACGTGCGTCTGTAAGCTAGCTAAGGGGTGGGTAGGGTTTACCTGCCTGCCCCTTTTTTGTATGCAATAGGAGAAAGTTATGGCAGCTCTGACTCTGCTACAAGCTGTGCAGAATGCACTCGACGCTATTGGCGGCGACGAGGTTACAGGGATTGCTGATACCCCTGATGCGGTGCAAGTAGCTGAGATCTGTAGGGACGTGTATCAGGAGCTAATGAGTCTTAATGACTGGCCCCACTTGTACACGTATACATCGCTCACCGGCATAGCCGATGCTGATGCCCCTACGTATCTTACAATCAGCGACGACGTGGATCGTGTAGAAGGTCTCAGGTACAATGTAACAGAGACAGGTGACACCGACACCACATGGAGCAAAGTAGAATGGCTAGAACCGGAATGCTTCCTTGACATGGTACTTGGTCGCAAGACCAGTAACACTAACGTCATTGAGACGAATGGTGTTGGTGGTCTGGGTGTGACTATCCCAGTGTACAACGATGCCTTCCCTAGCTACTGGACTACGTTTGATAATACGTACCTTATCTGTGATTCCTACAACGCTGTAGAAGATCCAACTGGATTGGATGGTGCTAAGTGTCTGGCATATACCAGATCAACGACAGACTTTACCACTGATGATGGTAGTACTGTAATCCCAATCCCCGAATATATGCAACCTCTATACTTGGCGCGAGTTCGCGCTAAGGCTTTTGTTTATTTGAAACAGGTAGCCTCTCCCCAAGATGAGCGAGAAGCAAACCGACAACTTATTAGGAGTAGACGCCGTGGCCGAGCGAGACTTAACCAAACCCAGAGTACGTACCCGAAAGGGCGCAGAACCTAAACACTTGAAGATGCAGCGCCGTCCTGATGGCGCATGGGAAGCCTGTTGGGATGGTGGTGGTGTAGTTCCAGAATATGTGGAGGGTGTGTGGACGGATTACCGTGCGCTTGCCCATCGAGTAGAGGTGTACAATAATGCCAGAGCATAGAACGCTACCTAATTCAGAGCTGCATGAGCCTAAAGATATCTCGTCTGCTACTAGTGGTCAGGTGTATATCTCTGATGGTGCAGGCTCAGGTACGTGGACTACCCTCACAACTGATCG